TCAAAATAATCTACTTTTTTAGGAATTGTAAATGAATCTGGTTTAAATTCTAATTTTGTAGATATGCTGTGAGAAGTTCCAGTTAATCCTCTTTCAATTCTAAGTATATTAAAATTTCTATATACATCTAATAGTTTTGCAGTTTCTGATCCTATTCCAACACTAGACCCAATAGAAACGTCAGTTGGAATATGATTTACATATATTTCTGTTGTAGCAGCTCCTGGAGAAGCATCACTACCTACAATTGGAGAAATTAAATTTGAGTAATATGAAGTAATCCCTATTTTGTGGAATCCATTTAACTCAGTCAAGTAAGTACTAAATCCAGAAATTATAATATCATCATTATTTCTTAAAGAATGTTGTGGAAGAATTGTAACTTGGACTTTCTCATCATTAACGTATGTAAATGTTGCCGTTGGGAAATTCTCTACACTAGTTTCTATTGTTGTAATATCTTTTCCTTCTACTGAAGATATTTTTGCAATTAATCCACTACCACTTGTACCTGTATTATCAAATGATAATGTATCATTTACTTTATAATCACTACCAGTGCTAACAATTTCAAAATCATCAATAGATCCATCAGTTACAGATTCAATAACTGCCTTTTGCCTTGTGATTTCATTTGTTTCAATAATAAAGTCATTATTAGCAAATTCATCAGATATTTTATGTGGGAAAGTATTTCTAAGTAAATCTGAATTATTAAAATCAAATTCTTGATTAAGAGAATTATTATCTTCTAAAGTATTAGATCTATAATATTCACCTACAAAATATGGAAATTCTGGATTTCCATTTGAATCAATTGCGGCATAATAAGCATAAACACCATTAGGAAATTCTAATGTTTTTGCATATCTACCATTATATTTGTCAAGATCACCATTTCCAATAAATTTATAGTCATCAATAAAGAATCCAGCATCAAATCCAGATGGTCTATCGGGAATATTGTTAGTATCTTTTACATAACCAGTGATTAATCTTCTTGAATTATTAGTAATTGAAGGATCATCATATCCATATGGTCCGTATATTGGATTTCCATCATATGCCCATCCAATTATACCTGAAATTGAATTTACATCTTCTTTAAATGAATCTCTTAAACCCTCAAAATAACCAGAAACTGCATATTCTAAATTATTTGAAGATTCTTCATAAATTTCACTAATTGGTGATGAACTATCACGTCTATTTTCAACATTATTAACGTCTAATGACCTAATTTGAGGGTCAAATGATGCATTAGAACCTGCAGATTTGACCAAAATTGATGTATGTATAGATGTATCAGAATATCCAATACCAGCATTAATTACTTTAACATCAGATATCTTTCCATTAGTAATAACAGGTCTTAATTCTGCACCAGAACCCAATACATCCCTTTCACTAACATCACTAACTATTAAATCTGGAATTGATGTATATTGCTTTCCACCAAATTGAATATTTACGGATTTAATTTGTCCTCCCACAACAACGGGAACCATTGCTGCATTTTTACCATTATTTACCGTTACGGTAGGTTTTTTCTGGAAATTTAATATAGTAGAACCATAACCAGCACCAGCCTCATAAACATATGTGTCAACAATACTACCTCTGACTAATGGTGTTAATGTAACGGAATATGATGTACTACCAATTCCAGCAGAAGTATAATCTATAGAAACTTCAATAGGAGGATAATAGAAATTATGATAACTACTTCCAGCTCCTATGGATGTAATATCTATGGGTTTTCTTCTTTCATAGAATGAAGTTATTGTTCCACCAACACCACTATTTGATAGACTAAAGGAATTATCATCTATTTTTAAGACTTTATAGTGAATTGATGTAGTTGTTATACCAGTAGATGTAGTTAAACCTGTAATATCAATATTAGATGCACTTATAGGATCATTTGAATATAAAACATTATCCCCATCAATAAATCCATGATTTTTAAAATTAATTGTATTATTAACTGTATTAATTCCTATAGGTTTAACTATTAGTTTTCTATTAGTATATCCATCACCACCATTAATAACATCGATCCTAGATATTGTTCTCTTATCCTTAAGAGTCTTAAATTTATGAATTCCAGTGGTATTAAAGGTAGTAAATCCTACAGTGTTAATTCCACTAGAATATGAAGCATATGATGGATATAATTTAACAGTTAAATTATTATCAATTGCTGTAAAATAATGTCCACCATTAGATAATGTTGATGTTCCAATACCAACTCCTATTGGAGTATTATTATTAGAATCATATATTACTTCCTGCCCATTTGTAAAATAATGATTTTCTGTGAATATTAATTGATATCCTCCAGTTGTTATTCCACCAGAATTTGTAGTTGGTCTACCATCAAACGTAACTTCTCTGGATCTAGCATTAACTATTGGTTCTAGAACTGCTCCACCACCGTTACCACCACTTACTGTAACTGAATTTACCTCTGAAATATCAAAATCTATCTGATCTACATAAACTTTCTCAACACTTCCTCTAATTACAGGTTGAGCAATGGCAGTTGATGCAATACCAGCTGAAACTGTCAGTGTAGGAAGATTAATGACATCATAATCACTACCACCATTTAATACATCTATAGATTCTATTCCACCATAATAAACTTTATCATGAGACTTATAATTTTTAATTTCTACACCATTAATTAACATTCCAACATTTCCTGGAATAGTTAATTCATTATTTCCGTTTTTTATATTTACTGGTAATGGAAATTTCTTAAGTAATTTCTGAGATCCTATTTTACCTGATTTTTGTGAGTATAATGTAAATGTATGTTTTCCAAATTCAGAGGAAGATGGAGAAAGAGACAAATATCCTCCCTCTTGAATAAATGATGAAGAGTTATACAATCTAATGGACTGCCCATCTGGTAGAACTTCAACATAATATGATCCTGTAACTAATCCTGTAATCGGAACAGAATCTGGTTGATAATATACTCTATCACCAGTAACAAAAGGTGCTTTATTATCAAATTTTATGCTACTGTATTCGCCAGTAGATAATATATTCGTTAAATTACTGACAGAATTTATTGAAGATGAGTTAAGATTTTTTGATATTTCATATGTATAATCAAATCCATCAGATACATCATATCCAGTTACTCCTGAAGGTAATGAATTAGATGCAACATAGGCATATTCATTATCTTTATCTACATATAAATTCTGTATATCACTAATAATAAGATTATTTCCATATTCAATTGGAACATTTGTACTAGATGCTTTATTAATTTTTCTTCTAAGAGCATAAGATGTATTTGCTCCTGGACTAAAATTAAAATTCTCTAATTCAATACTATTACCACTTATAGTTTTGATGTATGGATATCCAATTACACCTGCAGCTTTAGCAATTGCTAAAGCAGATTCAGTTGGATATACAACTACACCAGAACCTCCTAGACCATCTTGTTGTACTATTTCTACTTGATCACCCAATTTTAAACTAGACTTATCTATATCACTCTTAAGAGTTAATGATAAAGTCTGTCCAAAGTTTAAAACATCATATGAAGAACTAGTATTATAAATCCAAGAGTTAGCAAAAATTTCTTTATAAGTTTTATTACTTGATGGATTTTCTATTAAATCACCAAGATTTTTAACTGAAACTATATCACCTGCAGAAACCTTTAAATCTTCAGATACCTGCTCAAATTCTGATAATACACCAGTTAATCGTATTTCTACACGTTTAGAAGAATCCCCATCCTCAAATCCATAATAAATCTCATTAGATCTAATATTATCAGTAGGACTTATATCTTCACCAGTTCCAGAAGAAGCAGTCCATGAACAATTTAAGAACTGGTTAATACTCTTATCAAGATAAGTAATACTGTTAATACCAGATATTACCATTCCAGTTTGTGCAAAACCAATTGTTGAATCGACAGAAACTACAGAAGAACCGACTGAAACCTTTTCAAAACTTTTTGTACTAGGAGTTATTCCAAAAGTACCTTCAACATAATTGTTATCATCATATCCAATAAAGAGTGAAAGTTTAAAATATTGCTTATTTTGCCTTGTAAATGATTCTACTTCTGATATTGATGCTGATGTGCCAGTATCAGTCAGTTTTGTAATAGTTTGTCCTACTAATTTAAGAGGATTTCCTGAAATTATTTCAGCAATTGCAACTTCTCTTCTAATAAATTTAGATGAAGATGGTTTAACTAGGAAATCTTCTAAATTTACTACAGTTGGTGTTACTCCATAAAGAACATTAAAAAGAATTTTAATTGATTCATTCGTACCTTTTGATTGATAGAATGATTTTGCTTCTTTTATAAAGTTTCCAGCATTTAATGATTTGTGGAAATCAACATTTTCTAATCCAGGAGTAAAGGTATATCTTAATTTTCTATAAAATTCTCTAAGAAATAAAGAGCTTAAATTCTTAATATCTTTATTTGCACTATGTGATTCTTTTGATGACTCCGAAAATACAAGTTCTTCTTGATTTAAATCACTATGATATGAAGTTATACCACTAAATCCACGTTGACAACCAGTAAATGTGGTGGAAGTTATTCCAGTATATGTGATTATTTCATCATCAATCTTTAATAATCCATATTCTGATGGAAAACCCTTTGTACTATTAACACTAATAGTAGTATCTGTAGATGTAATATCAGATTCGAGAGTAGTATTATCTACAATAACTTCAGGTATTAAATTATCAACCTTTAAATATTGATCTAAATTCTCAGATATATCAACTGGACCACCTTGATATTCTTGGGATGTATAATATTGCTTTAAAAAATCCACAGATTTTGGACTTTCATCCAAAATAAATTCGGGTAATTGGTTGTTGATTATCTGCTGAATCTTTACTCTAGATTCAAATCCAGTTTGTATCATATTACTGTCTTATTAAATTCCCATTTAGATAACTTGATGTGTAATAATCTCTAGAAAATACCACTCCAGATACTTCATCTCCAGAAGCAATTACGTCCTTAACCATATTTATTGAACTTTCTGAAATGCTTAAATTCAAATACAAATCTTTGAGTCCAACAACATCATTTGATTCTGGAAATGCTTGTATTTCAATAATATTGTTAGGTTTGACTGTAGATGTGATATTTATAGTATTCAATAGCACTTCACCTTTAACATAATCAACTGTTCCAGCAGATTTAACTACAACTCTTGTAGTCTCATTGTTAATTGGTTTGACTATTGATATAGTACCAGTTTCCATATTTTCATCTGGAATATCTGTTAGATATACTGTATCACTATCGGTAGATATTTTAAATCCAGTTGATTTAATATTATATCCATCACGTTTAACATAGAATCTATTACCAAAACAGATCTCATATTGTCCAAATTGATTTATTAGTGCTCTTAAATCTCTTCTAATTCTTATTCTACTAATATTAGAAGTTATAGCATCATCAGTATTATCAATGACTTGTTGAACCTTACTATATTTGAATCTACCACCAAATGAGTTAAGATCCACAGAATTAGAATAAGATGTTAATGAATTAATAACACGTGTCTTTAATGACTCTGCAGTGGATATTTTTGCCGAATCATAATAGACAGAAGAATCCATCTCTACATATAGTACTTTAAGATCTACTATTTTTTGATTAATACCAGATATAGAGTATTGTTTCAATTGTGATAAAATCCTAGATTTGTTAAAATCAGAGACAAAAGTTCCATTTTTTGGTTTAATACTGATAGAAACAGTACCATATTCTGGTGGGTCTAATTCTTCACCACCAACAACAGATACAGACTCTGTATCAGTGTAAATATTCTTGATAATTGCCTCATAATCCCTTGCTGTAACCGCCCTACTCTGTGCAGAATAGATCTTAGGGGCAAAATACTTAATAGAGTCAATTGACTCTATCTCACTGCCATTCTGAGCGTTCTGAACAGTGGTAACATCCACATCTCTTCCAACATTAAGAATGGTACCATTAGAATCTTCTAATCTACCAGAAAAAGCAAAATTGCTTATTCCATTACCATCTTTACCATTCGTTACGATATAATTTGCTGTAATATAATTTCCATCATTACCTGTTCCAGTTCCTAACTTTTTACCAATTAATCCATCACCAAATAATAGCTGATATTGTTCATCTTGCACTTCTTGAAGAAGATAAATTCTAGAAGTAGAGCCTACATTAACAATATTATCTACAACAGAGTACTGTATTCCTAATCCGTCCTCATCTTCATTCTTAACATACACTTTAAGTGTTGAAGTATCGATAAATGAGTTTTTCAGAAGAAATTTTTGGTCTAAAGACCCATCATACGTAAAATTATTTGTTAAAAATGTGCCTTCATAAATCTCTATAGAGTTAAATGATGCGACAAAATCACCATTTGTCTGTTCTACGAAAGTTTTGGTTATATTTTCAGGAATTGAGAATACATAACCAGTATTATTAACGTTTCCAGTGCATACAAGACCTCTCTGAAGGGTTACAGCAACCGCAGAATTACCTGCAGGTCTTGTGATATCAAAAGATACCTCTGCCTTTGCTGCCGTCCTAGAACGAGGTACATATCCTATATTTCTTGCTAATGAAACTACATTTTCACGAAGTGTTGCTGACTCCAAAAAGGACTCATTCACAACCATGTTGGAGTTGAATGCAGTAATATACGTATTATATGCTAATGTGTCGATTAATACTGAAAAATTAGACCCATCGAAGTCAAAATCCGTGAAATCCGAGTTTGCACGAAGATAATCCTTAATGGATGTCTTTATTTGGTCAAAATCTAAGTTTGCGTATTTAGTAAAAGGCATATTATCTTGTTGCCTCTAAGAGGAATGAATATTCTTGAGTTGGAAACTCTTGTCCGATGATATCAAATAGGATTGTTACCTCAAATGAGTTCTGATCTGGCGTAGGATCTACCTGAACTTGTACATTATTTACTCTTGGTTCAAAATTATCTATGGCAATTTCAATTTGGCTCTCAATAACAGAAGCAGTACCTACATCTACGAACCCGAATAGACTACTTCTTACTTCAGAACCTAATAATGAGTTAAAAAATCGTTCAGTTGGTATAGTTTGGACTATATTTCTGACAGATCTGCGTATTGCATTCTCATTTTTTAATATTGGTAGGTCTTTTGTAACTGGATGGGGATCAAAAGACAATGAAATGTCCTTAAATGCCCTTGATATTCTTTGAATCGCCATAAACAAAGAGTTTTTCTTTATTTATAAGCTAATTACTATATTCCCAGACATTGTTATTCTATTCTCTGCTAGTGATGGTAATACACCATGATATAAGTATGCAGGAAACATTACAAGTAGTCCTGTTTTGGGTGTAATATTAAGAGCAGGATATAAATTATATTCATCATTTATTCTAGGATCCATCTTTTTTAATACTAACTCTGTATTGTATTCATTCGGATTACGTATAGAAAGTTCCCCTCCTGTATTTTCAGTGACATTCAGATACCATGCAAATGCATAATGACAACCTGAATGTATATGAGTGACGTGATATCCATTCTTTTCTAATTTTGTGACCCAACATGACTGTAAGTTCCAATTTGGGAAGTTTATAGTACTTAATTCTTCCTTAATTTTAGGTAAAAAGTAATTTTTTAGGAATTTATTACTAAAATCTTCATTCTTATGTAAATCATTGGGCGTTTCCCATCCATTATAGACACTTCGATTGTCTTTTTCACCTTTTCCTAGAATAGAACAGTATTCTATAAGATTCTCAGGTACAGGAATCGTGCAATGAAATAATAATTGTGGAAAAAATGGTATTATATTCATAATTTAAAGTAAAAAAGCGTCCCTTTCGAGACGCTACGGTTATTTTCCTTGCCCTCGGTACTTTTTACGAGCCGAGTTACGAGAAGACGCTGCATACTTAGTGTGCTTTCCGTTACCTTGACGAGTTTTCTTCGGTGGTGACTCTATAAAATCGCCCCCACTTAAACCAGTCTTTGATCTTACTGCCATTTAGTTGTCCTCCATAATAATTTGAGTGGATATTGTGTTGGGATGTGGTGAACCTGTCTGATAATATTGAATCGACAGGTCTTCCATACGTTCAAAGAACTCTCCTTGACCTAGATTATCAAATATAACTTTCCCATCTACAAGAATTCTGTGAAATTCTCCTTTTTTACCCATTAAATTACTCTTGATTTTTCGTGTCCAACTCGAACTCTTGGATCACACCAGATTTCGAAGCCTGCTTCCTTTGCATCAAGACAGAATGAAACATCTTCGCCACACATGTCTTGGACTTCGCCTGATTCGAATACTTGCATCTTAGGAGCAAACCATGGATACTTCATTTCATCATGTTCGAATATACCATTCTTGATGAGTAACCATCCGAATCCTGTATAATCTACTGTAAATGGTTTACGACGCTTTGAGATACTTTCAACTGTTTCATGATTCATTACTCCACCATTACTTCTGAAGTCTTCCTCATCTAACCAGTGTGCGACACTTGTGGTTCTACCGTCCTCTGTGGCATACCATCCACCAGCAATATCTTGATCCATTAAGACTAACTGCCAGAATTTCTCTGAATTAAATATGATATCACTATCAATCCATAATTGATAATCGTATTTTAATTTGCCGTCCCATGGTTTCTGATCTGGTCCTCGCAGTACATTAGCTCCAAGGCACTTGCATCTTGCAAAGTTTACCATGGAAGAATAATCCTGCGAAATTTGGATGCTCGCACCAGATTGTACCAAGTCAAAGCAGAGTTGTACGAAGTTTTTTAAATATGCATATGATACTCCTCTACCTGGTAGGCAAAATACAATGGCTTTTCCCTTCACCATTTCTTTTGCCTTATCGTAGTCCCATTCTTGGTCTTTCTTTTTCGTTATTGGCGACTTTGCCTTTACTGTAAATCCTTTAGCCATAAGAATAATAAGTTACATTCGAATCATACTCCATTATATAGCATTTGTCAAGTTAATTATCCTGTTCGGTTACGATTACTTCTTTACCATCCATTGCCCACTTTAACGGCGTTTCTTCGAACCACCCCATCTCATTTACGACTGCTTCTGGTATTACTGTATAATATTCCCCAGTGACTGTATCAACCTCTATGGACGTAAAAATTTCACCAGAATTTTTTTGCATGTTTTTAAATCCCACCGTCGATTTTATATAGGGAAAAAAATTTTTGTATTCGAAGTACTTATAGCTGCCTTTCGTAACACTTTGTAGACTAGGGGTTCCTTCGGTTTTTATATAAAGGGGGGGCATCACGCCCCCCACTGTCCAAATCACGAACGACTGACCTAACGTGCGACTGCAAATGCCCCATTGTTAAAATTAGCATAAGCAAATGCCCGTCTGTTTACAAGTTTGAAATATCCAAAGCGACTGACCATGACGTACCCCTCACCCTGAATCGGTTGAGGATCACCCATAATGCAAGTCTGAAAGTCTGACTCATCTTTGCAACTCTGCAACGCTGCCAACTTGATTTCATTTACGCAATGCCATAAGTCAATCAACGAATCGGAGCATAGACCCGCCCATGCAAATGCGTCACTGTCGATCTCTTTACCCTCACGGATGAGAGCATTAATGTTGAGTTTGATTTTCTTTGCTGTTCGCTCATCTACAAAATCAACATCCTCTGCAAGTTTCTTTGCATGGTCAACCAAAGTCTCAAGGTCACGGAATGAATCCACACCCTCACCCAACGGGGCACCGTATTCGGAACGGATATATGCACGGGGTTGAACCCACTTGACTCTTCCATCCGTGGTTTCTAATTTCTCAGTAAGAGGCATTGCGATTGCATCACGCAAATCAGAACACGCATAATATTTGGTATGCGGTGCCATGATGATTTTAGCATCTACGGTTTCCTGGAACTTATAGGTCAGCGTGTTAGGTCTGTAATTCTTAGACCCGCCGAACCCGATAAAGTCACCCTGATAAATGTTTTTAGTGATTGGCAAATACGCCAT